GTTCAGGCATGACCCCAACACCAAGCAAGGCCAAGGCCACCATTGAGAAGAAGTCAGGCCGTGAGGCGATGCTGGCAAAGGCTCGCGCACTTCGTGATAAAAAGATAGCCGCTTCTAAAAAAATGGGTGGTGGTTCTATGAAAAAGGCACAGGGCTACAAGCATGGCGGCAAGATGTGTCGTGGTGGTGGCGCGGCTACAAGAGGCAAGAGCTACAGTAAGGCTGGCTAATGAGCATAGCTAGAGGGAAATATGCCTATGGCATCTGTGACAAGACAGGGTTCCGCTATAAGCTGAACGAGCTTGTCCATGAGGTCAAGAATGGCGTTAAAACTGGTCTTCGGGTCGGCAAGGATGTTGTTGACCCAGACCACCCTCAAAACTTTCTGGGGCGTCTAAGAATCAATGACCCTCAGTCTGTAATGAATGCAAGGCCAGACAGGTCAGAGCCTGCATCTGTAGCTATGCTAGGAAACAATCCGTTTGAGACTGGCTCTTCTGGCTCCAGTGTTATTACGGTTACTGAAATAAATCACGGCAGAGACACTGGTGATACAGTTCGATTCCGTGGTGTTGATGCGTTTGACGGCATAACAAGAGCGGTTATGGAGTCTGCGTCTGGGTATAGCATCACAAAGTTGAATGCTAACACATATACTGTGACTGTTTCAGACACAGCTACAGTTGGTAATCAGGATGGCGGTGGGGCGTTAGCAAGTGCTGGCCCAGTAACACCGTTGGCGTGAGGTATAAATGGCTTACACATACGGCGAACTAAAACAGGCCATACAAGATTTCACAGAGAATGACGAGACAGGATTCGTTAGCAACCTTCCTGTGTTTATCCGCGCCGCAGAGGACAGAATCCTAGTTAATGTTGACTTAGAAAATTTCCGCAAGAATGCCACATCAACCACATCAGCTAATGATGAGTACCTTTCAACTCCGTCAGACTTTCTAGCCCCGTTTTCTCTGTTTATTAAGACAGCAGGAAGCGAAGGCTTTCTGCTTGAGAAGGATGTGAACTTCATCCGTGAAGCATACCCAGACCGCACATCCACAGCCAAGCCAAAATATTATGGCTTCTTTGATGCCACAGCAACTGCTGGCGCTGGTAACGTGCAGGCAAACTTCATTCTAGGCCCGACACCAGACCAAGCGTATGCGGTCGAGCTACACTATTATTACCGTCCAGCAAGCCTCACAGCTGGGACTAATACCGAATATACATGGCTGAGTAGCAACGCTCCCAACGCCCTACTGTACGGTTCGCTAATAGAAGCGTATATTTATATGAAGGGCGAACAGGATGTTATCTCCATGTATGAGGGACGCTTCCAAGAAAGTCTGTCCCGACTAAAGGACCTTGCAGAAGCAAGGGAAAACGATGATGCATATAGAATGGGTCTTCCCAATAGACCGCGCACATAAGGAGTAAAAGATGGCAACATCAAATGCGGCAACCACATATTTGGAAAGGCGCGTTCTTGACTACATCTTCAAGAATGATTCACTTTCCTTTGCCACGCCCGGCAACAGCATTTATGTAGGTTTGGCTACCGCAGTATCTAGCGCTGAAGCGGGCAATTTAACTGAAGTTAGTGTTATTTCAGAGGATGCTGATTACACACGCCAACAGGTAACTGCGGCTAACTGGAAACAGTCAGTCACAACTCTTGGTGTTGCGGCTACCGCATCCGATACTGAAATTGCTTTGACTGATGCTGAAGCGTTTCCTACATCTGGAACGATTCAAATAAACAACGAGCTTATCACATATACTGGTAAGGATGGCACAGCTACCGCCGATGCAAACGGCGCGGTGAGCGCATCAACATCTTTGACGGTTGATGGAAATAGCGGCACCATTGCAAAGGGCATGGTTGTTACCGGAACTGGCATCACTGGTACGGTTCGTGTGGCTACAGTTACATCACAGACATCTTTGGTGTTGGATACAGCAATCACAATTTCGGATGACACTGCATTGACCTTCACAGGCACAAGCATCCTGACAGGTTGCTCTCGCGGCGCATCAAGCACAACTGCGGCGTCTCACTCTGTATCGGACACTGTGATTTCAGATGCACAGCGGATTATCAATGACAACAACATTGAGTATTCGCCATCAAGCGGCATTTCAAGCTACACAGTTACTCATGCCTTTGTTGCTGACAAGAACTTTGCCACAGCTTTGGTAAACGGCGCTGTCTCATCAAGCACAGCAGTAACTGTGGATGGCAATGTCGGCACTATTGCAGTTGGAGATGTTGTTACTGGCACAGGCATCACAGGCATTGTGACCGTTGCTACGGTTAACAGTCAAACCAGTATTGTCCTAGATACCGCTGTTACATTGTCTGACGATTCAAAGCTCAAGTTTGACGGTTCAAACATTCTGTTTATCGGCGCACTTGATACATCAAAGACAATTGCATCTGGTGACATCTTCCGTATCAACGGGGGCAACCTGAGCGTTGAACTGAAGTAAAAGGTAGTATACTACAAAATGGCACTCGTAATTAAAGACCGTGTAAAAGAGACAACATCTACCACCGGGACTGGCACCCTTACACTTGCTGGGGCCGTTGGTGGGTTTGACTCGTTTGCTGAGGTAGGTGATGGCAACACCACCTATTACTCATGCACAGATGGCACGGACTTTGAGGTCGGGATTGGAACCTACACTGCATCCGGCACAACGCTCTCCAGAGACACTGTGTTGGAAAGCAGTGGGGTTACAGCCTCCGCTAATGTTAACGGCGCTGTGTCGGCCTCTACGAGCGTTGCAGTGGATGGTAATAGTGGAACTATAGCTGTCGGCATGAGGGTTCGTGGTACGGGTATCTCAGGAGTGGTCACTGTCTCTACAGTAACAAGTCAGAGCGCTATTGCGTTGGACACAGCGGTAACTCTTGCAGATAACACCGCGCTTACATTCGGCGATGGCAAGATTAGCTGGGGGTCTGGAACTCGTACAATATTTTGTACGATGCCCGGAGAGAAAATGATTTTTAACGATGCGAGCGGAACCCCGGTGAACTTCACCGACAACAGCTTGGCATTTGCGATAGCATTGGGGTAACAGATGGCAAACGCATTTAAGACACTTACAGACACGGCGGTAGGTACAAGCGCGGCTACCATTTACACTTGCCCCGCCTCAACGGAAACAACAATTATTGGCCTGAATGTGGCAAACATTCTAACCACCTCAATAACTGTAGATGTTCAACTTGAGAACAATGACGGCGACAATGTTTATATAGTGAAAGATGCAATTGTGCCTGTTGGCTCATCTTTAGTGGCTTGCGGTGGCGACCAGAAGATTGTGATGAACGCATCAGATGTATTGAAGGTGACTGCAAGCGCGGCTTCAGCGGCTGACGTGACTATGTCTATTCTGGAGATTACCTAATGCCTCTAAGCACAATAGGGCCAAATCAAATGCAAATGGACACAATAGTCCAGACGCATTCCACCAACCCATCAAGCCCCTCAACTGGCGATGTTTATTATAACAGCGTCATTGAGGCTCTGCTTGTTTATAATGGTACGTCTTGGGTTTTTACCGACACCTTGCTGGATGCAAGTGGCGGTGATTTGTTTGATTACACTATTAGCAGTACAGACTATCGTTCTCATGCATTTTTAAGCTCTGGGCGCTTTTACTTAGCCGCCGCAAAAACTGTTGATATTTTGGTTGTTGCTGGTGGCGGTGGCGGAAGAGGCTCGTTTCAGAGTCCCGGCGGCGGCGGCGGCGGTGCAGGCGGCTATCAAACATTTACCAGCCAATCGCTCTCTATAGGTTCTTATGATGTTACCGTAGGGTACGGAGGTGCTGGTGGCACAGGTGAAGGCTCTGGGGAGCAAGCCTTAAATGGTGGGAACAGTCAGTTTGGTACGTTAACGGCTTCTGTTGGTGGTGGCGCTGGTGGGGGATACGCTAATGTAGATGCTGGCGATGGCGGCTCTGGTGGAGGAGAAGGTTATGGTTATGGAAACGGTCTAGGAACATCGGGCCAAGGAAACAATGGCGGAACTGCCGGAACAGACAGTATTCAAAACGGCGCTGGTGGTGGTGGAGCGGGAGCGGCTGGGTCGAATGCCGTTAACACGGCAACGGGTGCTGGGGACGGGGGGGACGGCCTTTCAAACAATTATAGAACTGGCGTTACTCTTTGGTACGCAGGAGGTGGCGGCGGCGGCGGCGGCTACGGCGGCGGAATTTCCTCTAGAGGCGGCAGAGGCGGCGGTGGCAATGGAGCTTCAACAGGCACGGATTTTAATGTAGCTGATGGTAAGGACGCGACCCCGAATACTGGTGGCGGCGGCGGCGGCGGTGGTGGCCCTACTGGGAACATTGACCAAACTGACTGTAGGGGAGGAAACGGCGGTTCAGGTATCGTGGTTGTGAGGTACACAGTATGAGCTATATAGGACAAAAGCCAGCGACCAATCTCACAATGCCCACTAGCCAGTATTTTAGTGGCGATGGCTCTACAACTACATTCACCCTAAACAAGAGCGTGACTGTCGGTGAGGAACTTGAAGTCTTTGTTGATAACGT